TCAGGTAGAGAAGCGTATTCCGTTCGATCTTGAATTCTTCAATGCCATCACTGGTGGTGGAGTCCCATCAAAGACTCTTAACATCATCATGGCTGGTACTGGTGTGGGTAAGTCCCTGTTCCTATGCCACCATGCAGCGAATTGCCTTGTGCAAAATCTTAATGTTCTGTACATCACATGCGAAATGGCAGAAGAAAGAATCGCAGAGCGAATCGATGCGAATCTTCTAGACATCACCTTGGATAACCTCAAGGATCTTCCAAAAACCATCTACGACAAGAAGATGGAGCAACTAAAGAGTAAGGTTCATGGCAAGTTGATTATTAAGGAATACCCAACTGCCAGTGCATCGGTTGCTAACTTCAAGCATCTTCTTGATGAACTCAAGATCAAGAAGCGATTTGTTCCTGATGCCATCTTTGTTGACTATATCAACATTTGTGCTTCTGCAAGAATCAAACAGAATGCAAACACGAACAGCTATTTCTACATCAAGTCTGTTGCAGAAGAACTTCGTGGTCTAGCAGTAGAGTACAATGTACCAATCTTCTCAGCCACCCAGGTAAATCGAACTGGATTTGCAAACAGTGATTTCGGTCTAGAAGATACTTCGGAATCATTCGGTCTTCCTGCCACAGCAGACTTCTTTGTTGCGCTTATCAGCACAGAGGATCTAGAGCAGACTGGTCAGATTCTAGTCAAGCAACTCAAGAACCGCTACAACAGTGCAACTGTGAATAAAAAGTTTGTAGTAGGTATTGACCGCTCCAAGATGAAGCTGTATGATGTCAAGCGAGATGAGCAAGATGGCATTGCCGATTCCAATCAGAATAATCCTGATGGATACGGACAAGGCTATGCTCCGCGTGAGATTCCCAAGCTAGTTAAAGTGAGTGATTGGACTATATGAGCGCATATATCGACAAGGTGTTTATCAACATTGCTTCAGAACACTTGAAGAAGTTCAAGTGGAAGAAGGATAATCTTGCCAATTGTCGATGTCCGTTCTGTGGGGATTCCAAGAAGCGTAAGAATATTGCCCGTGGGTATTTCTACCAGAAGGGCAACGACTTCTTTTTCCGTTGCCATAATTGTGGCCACGGAACAAACATGTACAACTTCCTTGAAGCAATCAATCCATTGCTTGCCAAGGAATATGCCTTTAAACGATTTGCTAGCGGTGAAAATGGAAGATCAAACTACAAGAAACCAAAGCAGGAAGAACTCTTTGTCCCAACTAAAAAGATCACTACATTCGAAGTGCCTAAGAATTGCGTCAATGTTTGTGACCTTGATTTTGCACATCCAATCGTCAAATATCTTGAGAAGCGAAAGATCCCTGACGAATCGTTCTGCTACTTTTATTACGCCGAAGACTTCTCCGAAGTTGCCAAGGGCTTTAGCAGTGACTATGAACTCAAGCGAGAGCCAAGACTGGTTATTCCATTCTATGATGACCAGAAGCAACTCATCGGAGTCCAGGGTCGCTCGCTTGAAGCAGATTCCAAGATCCGCTATATTACTCTCAAGAAGGATTCTGTGGAAAAACTATGGTATGGACTCTGGAGAGTAAATCCAGAACAACCAATCTACATCACAGAAGGACCGATTGACAGCATCTTCCTACCTAACGCTCTTGCGATGGTTGGTGCTGCTGGAGACATGAAGCTTCCTGAGAAGATTGCGAATAGTGAGGTGATCTATGTCTTCGACAATGAGAAGCGCAACAAGCAGATTTGTGGCTTCATGGAAACGGTTATTGAGAAGGGCCATAAGATTCTTATTTGGCCAGATGTTAAGGTCAAGGATATTAACGACTATGTTCTTGCGTTTGGTGATCCGATGGCTATGATACGCGCCAATACGCATTCAGGTCTTGAAGCAAAACTGAGGTTTACGAAATGGAAAAAGTAAATGTACTTGAATATTGTTTTCTTCTAAATAGTATTAGGAGAAAACAAAATGGAAGAAATATGGAAACCCGTAAATGGCTTCGAAGACTACTATGAAGTTTCGAACTATGGTAAATTAAGATCTAAAGACAGAATAATTTACGATAAAAATTTCAGTAAAAATAAAAAACAATTTTTACGAAAAAGATCTTTTAAAGGCAAAGAATTAAAACTTATACCAGTTTGTGATTCTGGTCATTTAGCAGTAAATTTTTACAAAAATGGAAGATCTAATGGATCAAAACTTATTCACAGAATTGTGGCGGAACATTTTATACCAAATCCAAACAAATATCCAATAGTAGATCACATAGATGGTAATCCTAAAAATAACATAGTTTCAAATTTAAGATGGAGTAATTTTTTTATAAACAATGCTAATACTCCCTATGTTAGGTATTTGCAAACACTACTTAATAAGAATGGAATAGAATTTAAAAATCAGGAAGAATATTATGAGTGAGAAAAAAATTCAAGTTTTAGATAAAGGGTTTGTCCGTATGATTGATTGTATGGGTACAGATCTAACAGTAGTAAATGCTGCTAGAGTTTCGTTCCATAAGGAATCTTCTTGGGATTACGAAGATTCGCATGTACCAAAGCGATCTTTGTGCGAAAAAGACAAAAAACTTATTTCTTACTTAGCAAAACATAAACATTGGACTCCGTTTGCACATCCTCAAATCATGCTTCATATCAAGGCTCCTATTTCGATTCGCACCCAACTTTTTAAATCGAAAGTAGGATTCGTTGAAAACGAAATTTCTCGTCGGTATGTGATCGAAGAACCCGAAATTTACATTCCAAAATGGCGCACAAAGCCCACCAATGGGGCCAAGCAGGGATCAGAAGATTTCTTGGTAGAAGGGGTCGATCATAATATGATCACCACAGATTATAGGGAATCAATTACTTTGGCCCTCAATCGCTATAATGGCCTCCTGAAGGCAGGGATTGCCCCAGAACAGGCTCGTTTCGTCCTACCCCAGGGTACATACACCGAATGGTACTGGACGGGTTCCTTGGCCGCTTATGCCCGTGTTTTTAAGCAAAGAATCGACCCCCATGCTCAATGGGAGGTTAGGGAATACGCAAATGCCATTGGTAGCCTAATTCAGCCTTATTTTCCCGTCTGCTGGGAAGAACTTACCAAGTAAATATTGACTAAATACCCAACACGGCTAGAATGCCACAACTTTAAGGATTTTCATATGTCACTACCAACTCCATATCAGAGTTTTATTCACGCTTCCCGTTACGCTCGTTGGATCGATGAGGAAACACGAAGGGAGTCATGGAACGAAACCGTTACTCGCTACTTTGACTTCTTTGAAAAGCACCTCAAGGAAAGCTGCAACTACAAGTTGCCCAAGGATCTACGCAAGGAGCTTGAATCAGCTGTTTTGAACTTGGAAGTGATGCCGTCTATGCGCTGCCTCATGACCGCAGGCGAGGCATTGGAGCGCGACCATGTAGCAGGGTATAACTGCTCTTATGTTTCTACGAGCAAGGTTCGCTCGTTTGATGAGATTCTATACATCTTAATGTGCGGTACAGGTGTTGGATTCTCCGTCGAAAGGGATTTCGTTGAAAAACTTCCTACTATTGCTGAAGAATTTACCGACAGTGATTCACTCATTGTTGTGGAGGACTCTAAGATTGGCTGGGCCAAGGCTTACAAAGAACTCTTCTCGCTACTTATTGGTGGTCAGATACCGCGATGGGACATTTCGAAAATTCGTCCTGCGGGAGCGAGACTTAAAACATTCGGTGGACGAGCATCAGGACCTGAACCTCTGGAAGACCTTTTCCGCTTTACCGTTGAAACCTTCCGTAAGGCAGCGGGTCGTAAGCTCACGACTGTCGAATGCCATGATATCGTATGCAAAATTGCTGAAATCGTAGTTGTTGGTGGCGTTCGTCGTTCTGCTCTTATCTCTCTATCGTCACTTGACGATGACCGCATGCGTAATGCAAAGAGCGGTGCATGGTGGGAGAAAAATGGTCAACGCGCACTAGCAAACAACTCTGCTTCATACAAGAGCAAGCCAGACATGGAAACTTTCATGGACGAATGGGTTGCACTTGTCAAGAGCAAGAGCGGTGAGCGCGGTATCTTCAATCGTCAGGCTGCAAAGAATCAAATTAAGCGTCTTGGTGACCGTCGTAATCCAAACTATGACTTCGGAACCAATCCTTGCTCAGAAATTATTTTGCGTGATCGTGAGTTCTGCAATCTATCTGAAGTCGTGATTCGTTCCGACGATACTCCAGATACTCTTGCCCGTAAGGTTCGTCTTGCTACCATTCTTGGTACATTCCAGTCAACTCTTACCAACTTCCGTTATCTTTCAAGTGACTGGAAGAAGAACTGCGAAGAAGAGCGTCTGCTTGGTGTGTCTCTGACTGGTATCATGGATAACGAGATCACTAATGGCCGTGCTGGTGATCTACCAGATCTACTTGAGCATCTACGCCATGTTGCGGTGGATACAAACAAGGAGTTTGCCCATAAGCTAAAGATCAACGAGTCTGCTGCAATCACTTGCGTCAAGCCAAGTGGCACTGTTAGCCAGCTTGTGGATGCTGCTTCGGGTATTCATGCTCGTCACGCTAGTTATTACATTCGTCGTGTTCGCGCTGATCGCAAGGATCCCATCTGCCAGTTTATGATTGATAAGGGATTCCCCGCCGAACCATGCGTCATGAAGCCAAACCACACTATGGTCTTCTCATTTCCTATGAAGGCTCCTGAGCATTGCATTACTCGTAACGACATGACTGCTCTTGAGCAATTGCAACTATGGCTCACCTATCAGCAGTACTGGTGCGAACACAAGCCAAGCGTTACCATTACTGTTCGTGACGAGGAGTGGATGGAAGTTGGAGCCTGGGTCTATAAGCACTTTGACGAGATCAGCGGTATTTCGTTCCTTCCGCACTCAGATCATACCTATCGTCAGGCTCCATACGAAGACTGCACCAGAGAACAGTACGAAGCCATGCTTGCCAAGCTTCCAAAGGATGTTGATTGGAGTGAATTGTCCAAGTATGAGAAGGAAGACAATACCACAGGAACCCAGACTTTCAGCTGCACGGCTGGGGCATGTGAACTGGTTGATCTTACTAAATAAGGTATGGATCATAGGCTCAAACTGATAAAAATATTATTGGAAAACAAAAAGGATAAAGAGTCAAAGAAAGCCAATCCAACTAAAACTATAGCATCTAAAGATTTGGATGGTCTTAGAGGTGAAGTTTTAGTTCATGCCATGGCACATCACTTAGAACAAGTGCATGGTGTTCCATTTACTCCAAATTTTGATACGAATGAAAGAAAACCAGATTTGACTGGTGGAGATTTTACTTTTGAAATAAAAGGTAAAAGAACTACTGATACACCTTCTTCTGTTAGATCTATACATTATTATCCACCAAAACATGCTTCTTTAATAAGTGGAGTAGCAGAAAAGGCAGCAAAAACACTTAGAGCTAGTGTTACATATTTTACAGGTAATAAAAAACATGCTGAAAAAATTGCTGCTATTTCTCCTGAAATAAAAAGTATAAGAAAAGGTAAATCTGGAAATATTTCTTTTGAGCTACATGACGATGAACAACACATACAAGATATTATCGATAGTAGACATGCTCATATTATCGGAGATAGAAATGCTCTGTATGTTATAGTTCCCGAAAAACATAAAAATAGTAACATATTTGGACAATCTGGTATTGCACCAACATTCGGACCATCGGATATTGACAGAGGCGGAAAGGCAACAACAAGACTACCCAGGAAATCTGGTGGAAGAACAACATCAATAAGAATGAGTTTTGGTACAAGTCTTGATGATCAATCTAAAAAGAAAGCTCATGCAACAGCTAAAAAAAATGCAGATATATTGAAAACGTCTGGTAGTTTTGCTGAAGGTTTAAAGAAAACAACCATGAGAACTACTAAAAGAATACAAGACTATATCAGCAGAGGAAAACACGAAGAAGCTAAAAAGTTAAAAGACGCATTAGATTCTTTGATCAAAGAGCATGAATAAATAGTATGTGATAATTGCTGGTATTGACTACTCGTTAACTTCCCCCTGCATCTGCATTTTTAATGGTAGATTGCATGGGGAGTTTTCTTATAAGAACTGTTCTTTTTATTTTTTAACTGATACTAAGAAGAACGCTACAATGTTTAACAACAATATTCGCGGAGAACTATTTCCAGATTACACAGCAGAATGCGGTAGATACGATAGCATATCAGACTGGGCAGTGGATCTATTGATAGGAAGCGAACAAGTAGCCTTAGAAGATTATGCTTATGGTGCGAAGGGAAGAGTTTTTCATATAGCAGAGAACACAGGTATTCTAAAATATAAGCTCTGGCAACAATCTATTCCTCTTGATGTAATTCAGCCAACTAGGGTCAAGAAACTTGCCAGCGGAAAGGGAAATGCCAGTAAACAGGAAATGTTTGAAGCATTTGTTAAAGAGACTGGTACTGATTTAAGAATTCACTTTGATCAGATAGGAAAAGAAGTCAAGAATCCTATTACGGATATCGTTGACTCCTTTTACATCTGCAAATCAGTTTATACTCTTAATTTTAGTTAAGTTACCCAACCTTCACCATCACTAACTAATTTACCATATTGGTAAGCCCCTAGCATCGTATGATCCCATTTGAGCATCAAATCCTGCAATTGATTTATCCATTTGTGCCATTTTAGCATCAAATTCTTTCTTTTGTTTTGCTCTCCTAGCATCACTAACTGCTTTTTCCTTAGCTCTTTCTTCTTCTTTTCTTCTCTTTTTAGATTCTTCTCCTGCCATAAAAAGTGCTCTTCGATCTTCTAACTCTTTCTTGGTTCTATCAAGCTTTTCTTTAGCAAGTCCAGTATTTATCGCCAATGCGTCCATTTTTTGTTGATGTGTTAGATCGTCCATTTTTCTTTTATCTGCTATTTCCAATTCTTTTTTCGCCACTGCATCTTCAATAGCCTTAAGTCCTGCTTGATGTTCGGCATCTCTAGCATCTCTAGAAGCTTTCAACTGATCTAAAACTCTAAGTCTTCTATCTGTTGATACTTTTGCAGCGGCTGCGGCATCCAATTCTGTTTCGCTCATCTTTCCGTATTTTTCTGGATCAGAAACCATCAATTCGACTGATTTTTCAGCTCTTTCTTGTCTGGCCTTTTCTTGTTCGTCTGTTTCCCACCCAAGCTCCTTGGCTAGATCTTGTGGGTTAGCACCAGCATTGAGCCTATTGATTATGTCAGTTGCTGCTTCTTTTTCTACTTCAGCAGCTGATTTTCCTGGAGCTAATCCACCACGAATTCCTTGTGGATATCTCTTTTCAAACGCTGCTTCTGCATCCGCTCTCAATTGTTCAGGAGTTCTAGTTTCTTGTGCTCTTACTTCATCATCAGTTCCAGGAATAAATCCTGTCTTTTTAGCAAGGCCAATTGCCCAAGATGCAGGATTATAAACTGTAACTGGTGTATTCTGAACAGTAGAAAATGCACTATCTACTCCCTTCGATAATTTAGATTCAAAGGACTCTCCCTTTTCCATTTCCTTTATAGCATTTTCAAGAGCAGAAATATTTCCGCTATAATTTTCAGTAGCATCAGCTTCTGGATTATTTTTTAACAAAGTTTTTTCGGTTTCTAATCTAGCTTTTAGATTATCTAATGTTTGTCTTTCCGAATAACCCATTTTCATTGGAACTTGAGCTAATCCATATCCAGCAGTTGCAATTCCCTCAAGAGCACCAGCAACTGCTCCAGCCCCTGCTCCAGCTGGTCCACCCACAAGACCTCCGATACCAGCACCAACGCCAGTGGATATTCCTATTCCTAATAACTCATTTTTAATAGCATCAGAATATGTTGGAGCTTTATAGATCCACTGCGGATCTTTGGATATATCATAAAGATCCATACCAACCTTTAATCCAAGATCAGCTCCACCACCAATTGGTAAAGCTCTACCACTAAGACTAACTGGTGCTTTACCTCCACCTAAGCCAAATCCACCTTGAGCAACATCTTGTCCTACTTTTGCTGTTTCTCTACCAGCAGCTAAACCAAAATCAAATACTCCTTGCTTTGTAACATTATATACTTTCTTTGCAACATCAACCGTCTTTCTTCCGAATCTTTGGGCAGCATTTGCTTCTCCCCCAACAGCAGAAGATGAAGAAACTGCATCTTTGATTGATGGAGGAGGTGGAGGTGGAGTTTGTGGCTGTGCTGCTTGTCCTGTTCTTGCTTTTTTAGCTGCTTCTGCCTGCTCTCTTCCAACTCTAGCTCTGTTTGCTTCAGCAGCATCAGCTTGTGCCTTAGCTGCTCTTGCGTCATCTTTTGCTTTAGCTTCTCTTTGTACTCTTTCTCTATCTTCTCTAGACCAGGCTTCTCCCTCTTGCCATTCTTTTGCTCTTTGAGCAGCAGCTTCAGCTCTAATTTCTTCTGCTGTCTTGGGTCTTCCTGTTGTTGCTTGTGGTGCTGCTTGAGTTCTAGTTCCTTGAGTTTCTGGAGTTTGAGCAGTAGAAGCTTTTGTAGCAGCTTCATTTGCTCTAGCTTGCTTTACTTGCTTTACCCTATCAAAAGTTTTAGCATTAGATGCTTCCTCTCTTCCAAAAATTCTAAGAGCATTTAGTTCAACCTCAGTCGCCGCTCTTCCAGTAACATCTGGATGTAATTCCTTAGCTAATCTTCGGAATATTTTTTTGTTTGTCTCTGGAGAAGGATTATCCAACAAAGCAAGTTCTTCAGGAGTAAGTAAATCTAAAACTTGCCGAATAGCTTCATCAGAAACATCTTTAATATCTTCTGCTAAGAATTGTGCAAATGAGCGCATTATTCTCCCTTTTTCTTACCGAAAAACTCTTTCCAGCCCCAGGCAACAACAAGGAATAGAACGGGTAGATACCAGATTACCCAGCTATAATCATCCTTTACAGTCTTGTTGTGTTCAATCTGGCTCTTGAT